TTCATTAATGGTATATTCCAGACACCAGAAACTGATAACAATCCTCAACAAAATTATCAAATTTTAGAATCATCTAACAGAGCAGTAACATTATCTTCTAATTACATATTAACTGCTGGAATGGGAATAACACAGTTTAATAACCCAAATTTATCTGCTACTGTTGTAAGTGGAACTAGTTCTGGAATAGCTACTTTCTCTATAACAAATGGATCTTTAAATGTTGGAATAGGAAGCACATTATTTGCAAATGGTACTGATACTAATGTGTATCCGACAAATGTTTCATTTGTTACTGGTATATCGACAGTTAAATTTACTGGAATGTATGTTAATGATATTGAGCAAGATTTTATTAGTGAATCTGATGTAAACGTAAATCAAATACCTAGAGGTGGATTACCTATATCCGTAGGATCTACTGCAGGACTTGGATATGCTCCACTAATAGGTGCTAAACTTCGTCCTGTAGTCGTAGGAGGTTCCATAGTAGATGTTGTTGGTGTAGCCACTACAGGGGCATCTCTTGGCATTCAAACCGCATTGTATAATAATATTACCGGAATTCTATCCGTAACTACAACAACAGATCATGGACTTGATTTTAGTGACCAAAATAAAGATCAAATAAAATTAGTTGGTTTATCATTTACATGTAATTCTGGTTCTGGAACCGTAGTCTACCCTACTGGTGGGGAGAGAGAATATTCACTAATAAGTACACCTAGTCCCAGAATATTTGAGATTAATGCGGGAATTAGTACATTAATTCATTACTATAATGGAGGGGGAACTGTTACTCCATTCTTCCCAGACTTAAGTTTTGGATCTGGATATAATGGAATTGTTTCTGTATCAGTTGCAGTTACAGAAACTGGACACACTGGAACCGAGGCAGTGATAACAGGATCTCCTGTAACATTCAATACGTATCAATTTGTTAGTGCTACTGCAGGAATTCAAAAATCAGGAAGTCCTGCAATTCTACCTGGCAATGGAACTACATATGATCCTTCAACTGGAATCTTATCAATTACTGCAGCATCTCATGGATTGTCTACTAATGATCTTGTAACAATTGAAGATGGATCTTTAGTATTTGCATGTGCTCAGGATAGTTTCCAAACTTTACATCCATATCCAAGAAGCACTGATCCTGTATCAGGCATTTCTACTGCAGTTACTGTAGTAGATGAAAATATATTTACAGTATTTGTTGGAACATCTCCTGCACATGGTGGAGGAGCACTTGCATTTAATATTTCTAACGGTGGAACTGGTTATACCAATCCAAAAGTATTTGTTTCAGAACCATCTTATGAAAATCTTTCTATAATTGGTATTTCTAGAAGAGCAGATGGACCTACCACCGATACTGGAGTGGGATTAAAAATTGATGCAAAAACAACTCCAAGTGCCGATTATACGGGAATAGGATCGGAATTATTTGAAATATCAGAATTTGAAGTTAGTACTCCTGGATATGGATTTTTCCCTGGAGATAAATTTAAGGCAGTTGGATTAGTTACTTCCAGATTTATAGAATCATTAATTAAAGAATTTGAAATGGAGGTAACGGAAACATTTACAGATAAATTTGCATTATGGCAATTTGGTGAATTTGATTACATGGATTCTATTAAACCATTACAAACTGGATTTAGAACTAGATTCCCATTAAAATATGAAAATGAAATAATTAGTGTTGAGGCAAATGATGCATTTGATGTTGAATTAAATCCAATTCTTCTTATCTTTAGGAATAGAGTTATTCAGGAACCTGGAAAAACATATGAATTTATTGGAGGAACAACTATCAACTTTAAAGTTGCACCAAGACCTGAAGATGATATACATATTTTCTTCTATAAAGGAACTGATGGTGAAGATTCTTCTATTGTAGAAGCTCCACCAAGACCAATTGAAATTGGTGACGAAGTTCAAGTTATGGGAGAACCAAATCAAGATAAAAGATTAGTTTCTGAATTTACACAAGCAGATACTATAAGAACAAATCCATATAGAGGTCTTGGAATAACAGATGATTTTGAACCGGTTGAAGTCATAAGACAAAAATATGATTTATTTATTGATGGTGAAGTTATTGACAAATCAAGAATTCTTTTAGAACCAAGAATTAATCCAGTAACAAAAATTATTTCAAAGTTTGATAATAATGATACACAATTCTTTATAGACAGTATTGGGCAATTATTTGGATATGAAAATGATAATAGTCCATTTAGTGTAAGAATTACTCCTGAATCTATTAATCAAGTTAATGCAGAAATAACAGCAACAGTGTCTGCTGAAGGAACGATTTCAAATCTAACAATTGTTAATGGTGGAAGTGGTTATGTTGATGCTCCAACTTTAAAAATAGGAAATCCAAATAATACTTTTATTGTTGATGACAAAAAACTATCGGGTATTGAAATAAATGAAGGAACAAATGCTACGGCAACAGTTACAATTTCATCTTCTGGATCAGTTAACGGAGTTACAATTACAAATCCTGGTCTCGGATATTCTCAATCCAATCCACCACAAGTAATTGTATCGGCACCTAAGGTAGTAACAGAAATAGTTACTGGTATTACATCTATTAAAGGAAATACTGGAATTGTTACTGGAATAGAATCTACAGTATTGGGTCCAAATAAAGCTATTAAATTTACTTTAAATCTCGATCCAAACGAAGTTTCATTTGATACTAATGATGTATTCATACCAGGTAATCCAATTTTTATCTACGATACTGAAATTGGAGATGGTGTAATTTCAGTAAATACGAGTGAATCTGATGTAGTTGGTATTGGAACTACTTGTTTAGATAATGTATACATTATTCAAGAATTTAGTTTTACTGGAGAGTCTCCTAATCCTGTTATAGGTATTGCAACATGCAGAATTAGTAATGCAACTGACGCTAGTACTATTCCAACAACTGTTGGATATTCGACAGATCCTATCGGAAAGTTCTCTGTAGGAATTTTGACTGGTGCAGATATTTCAAGATCTACTTCACCAATATCTGTTGATGTTTCGGGATTTACAATTAATTCTGGATTATCATCTTTCCCAACAGTTCAAAGAATTGGAGGAGATCAAACTTTCTTCAATACTGGAGCAATTACCAAATAGTCCTTATAAATATCTAAAAAACTATCGATATGTCCGCCGTAGTAACAGATCAGTTTAGAATTGCAAATACCACTAATTTTATAGAATCGGTTTTAAACGATAATAATTCTTATTATGTATTTTTGGGATTACCAAATCCTACTGTGGCAGGATTTGGTAGGACTGACGTACCTAGTACTTGGCCTTTAGCACCTGTTGACAATTTAGATTATCAAACACACTATAGAGATTCTATGTTGTTTGGTAAAAAAATAAATGCTGCAAATATTAGAAGAGTTGTAAAGAAATTTCCTTGGATTAGTAATAATCGATATGATATGTATCGACATGATTATAGTTCTAGTAATTTAGCACCCAATTCAAAAACTACTAATTTATATCGGTCAAATTATTATATTATAACAAGTGATTTGCAAGTTTACATTTGTCTTGATAATGGATCAACTGGAACTCCCGAAAGTTCTAGTGCAAAAGGTAATAGATCTATAATAGAACCTAATTTTACTGATGTAGAACCAATAACTTTATCTGACGGATATACTTGGAAATACTTATTTACTGTTGCTGGTAGTGATGTTATAAAATTTGATTCAACTGAATATATTGTACTACCAAACGATTGGAGTACTACTACAAACTCTCAAATAAAAGCTGTTAGAGAATCTGGAAATTCTGAAATTAATAAAAATCAAATAAAAAAAGTATATATAGAAAATCCTGGAAGCGCAGGGGGTTATGTATCTTCTGGAGACACTCCTCACGTAGTAAATGTTTTGGGAGATGGAACTGGAGCAAAACTTAGTGTGTCAGTTACATCTACAGGTATAATAGAATCTGTAAAAGTAGTATCTGGAGGATCTGGGTATACATACGGCATTGTTGATTTGGGTCCGATACAGACATCTGATGATAATAGCACAGCTTTAGGGAAATTAATTCCTA